CCGTAGCCACCGTAGCCGCTGTCACCAGAACCTTCAGTCCAATCGTCACTGCCTTTAGGTGGCTCATACCCACGGACTGAGTGACCCATAGCATCTGACTCAGCGGCAAAGTCTCCGGGGCGGGTCAATTGAACCCACCTGTAACCCTCTTCTGGGTAATCTTTGTAAACAGGCAGTTCTGCACGAGCCGTTAAACGAGCCTCAGCCATCTTCTTAGCCAACTCTTGGTCGTACTCAAAGGTGCGTCGTACTGCTTGCTCCATGCTGACCTTGTTGAGTTGATCGGGGCGAATGCGACCAGAATTTACGTCTTCACGCAGGACATCAAGGATGTGGTCAAACCCTAAGTCATATACTCCACCTGAGTATAGTCTTGTCTCAGGGTCAAGCTTGGCAACAAATGGATTAAGTTCACCAGCTCGCTTCTCAAACCCTTGCTCTCTTGCCATTAAGTTATATAAATTTTCTTTTAACTCGGCAAACTTTGTATCACCCAAAATCTCAGCCTTCTGAATAGGAGGCATTTTCATAAGCATTTCAACTTCTTTTGGGTTGAAATCTTTGTTACCTACGTGTTCACCCATGCGAACCAAAAAGTCTTGATCAAGCTTTTTCAGGTGATCATTCATCTCAGTTCTAGCTTGATCAAGCTTAGCGGAAATATCCGCCATCTCTTGTATTTTACCAGCCTTGGTGACCCTGATTGCATCATCGGCTAGGTTCTCCCACTGCTTAGCAAGCGCAGACTTGCCCATGCCCTCGGCAGGGTAGCCCTCTGCCTTACGTATGGCTTGCAGGTATTCCATACGATCTAGATCTTCACGTAGCGGCGTATGAATGATGCCCTCTTCAGCCAGCTTGCGTACTGGGTCATCAGGCGTACCCATTTCCTTCTTGACGTAATTTGTCAAGTTACGATCAACCCAATTGTTAAGAGCTACGTCCTTTTCCAGTTGTTCTATGCTATCCATTGTGAAGCGCCTACTACCTTCTTGCATATTTGCAAGCGCTTCTGGTGTATAGCGTTCATTCATATGACGAAGCATCACAACAGGATCATTGCCACCAGCAGTATTGCGCTTCAGCCTGCGTAGGTCGTTCTCTGGTATTCCCAACTTCTCACCGCCACCCAACCAATTGCCACCGTAAGGCTTGACGACGTTGGACTGCGTATTAGCGCCCATACCCAAAGCCATCTCACGAGGTAGACCACCTTGCTCTAAGGCGCCCCTGACGACTGGCTCCATGACACGCTCCATAGCCATACCAGCCTGCTCTGCGCCCCTGCCTGCCGCTCTTGTGGCTTGGGACGTGGCTGGGCCTGTCAGGTACTGCAAAGCCACCGCTTCGGGCAAGATGGGTGGGATCTTGTACTGTGTCTCAAGCTTCTCGAGGAAGTCGCCTACGTCGCCTGCGTACTCATACGCCAAGGGTTGTGTAGGCTTGTACATGTTCTCAGCGATGTAGTCTTCAGCGGCTTTACTGCCCTTAGTGATGGCTGTAGGGATTGAGGCAACAGATTGAGCTAGGGCTGAACCCATTAACCTTCCAGCCTGTAAGCCACCAGCAAGCTTCTCAAGTGGGGATCTGTCAGCCTGTTGCTGGCGCCTGAGCTGGGCATCACGCTCAGCCATACGGCGAGCCATCTCTAGGTTCTCTCTGCTTGGAACGCTTAGATCAACGTCGCCAAACTGAGGCAGATCCATCGCTCTTGGGTCTTCAATGAAGGCTGGTGGCTGAGCCGACCTGAAGTTCTTGGCTATGGTTCTTCCAACTCGTGGGTAGAACGCTGGTTTGTTTTCGTCAGCCATGGCTTATCCTGCTGAGTTGCTGTTGCCCCAATGATACCTTGGGTGTTGGCATCCGTCCATCATGCCGCGTACGGGTTCTCAAGCTTACGGGACATACCACTGTCCACAAAGTCTTCTTCGTCGTAGTCATCCCTTGGAGCTCCGTCGATGTCCAGCCAGCCAGCGTCCCGCAGGAACCGTAGCCCTTGGGTGCAGGCGTCCACGAAGTCGTCATGCGTCGAGTCAGGGAAGCTACAGATCTGGCTCACGAAGCCTTCAGCCCAGTCTTTGACGTAGCCCTTCCTGACACTGCTCTCAGGGATCCATACACGGCCAGCGGCGATGATGTTGGAGACAATGTTCAGGCGCTGGATCTTGTCCGCTTTGCCGGGGTTATACGCCCGTACAGGCAAGTGCCCACGCTGTAAGTCTTGTATAAGAGCTATGCCTGCGGACTTGTCTTCCACGAGGATCAGGTCTACGCGCTTCTTGTTCTTGCCCTCACCGTAGACCACGTCGTACTCCTCGATCACCTTGGGGCGCAGGTCTGGGTACTGGAGGCGGTCTTGCCAGCAATCGATCACCATCGCGGACATAGGGCCATCCAGTGGCTTGAACACACCAAACGTGATGGAGGCTGTCGGATCGTTGACAGTCTTCTCTGAGCTGGCGCAGTCATAGCTTTGCAGGATGTACTCGAACTTAGGGAACTCCTTGTTAGGCGCCCAGAGCTTGAACATCTCACGCTTGACGATACCTGACTCCTCGGGATCTATAAGCTCAGCATGGATCTCCTGACGTCCTATGGTGGTTCCTTCATAGCTGAGGATCTGCTTTTGGAAGCTAGGAGCGAGGTTAGCTAGGTTGACGTAGGTAGATGCCGTCGTCATGGCTACGTCGTCTCCTTCCCTACCTACAAGCTCTACGATCAGGTCTTTGGGTCGTGGGGTGGTCGTGGCAATGATCTGTGTCCTGCCATCAGTTTTCTTAAGACGGACAGCGAACTGGATGTTATACCAAGCTTCGTCAAGGTAGTCCCAAGCGGCCAGCTCGTCCAGCCATGCACCATGGTACTGGCCTCCACGGAAACGATCAGGCTCAGAGGCTGAGATGCCTTTGATCAGGCTACCGTTGACCAGCGTGATCTCGTGCAGGGCTTTGTTGTAGTCAGCGATCAGGATAGGCGGTATAACAGCAATCAAGCCTGATTCGCCTTCAAAAGCCGTTCCTCGAACATCCATCGATGTGGGGGCGGAGACCAGCCAGCGGGTCTTGGGGTTCTCCCACGCCCACCACCAGAGCTGTTCAGCCGCAGTACGGGTCTTACCAGCTCCACGACCAGCCAGCATGAGCCAGATAGACCACCATGTACCTTGGGGTAGCTTCTGGTGATTAAACGCGCCTGAGAGCCATTTAATGCGTGTAGCGTATGCCGCTCCGTGGTAGGGGCCCAGCTTCTTCTGGAGCTCCTGATCTTGCAGGATGTCCAGAATGTCCTGTTCAATGACAGCGCTCATTCAGCGATCCGAATCAACTCAAGGCGCTTGACAGCCACGTCCATGAGATCTCTGACCGACACATCAATGACGGTTTGATCTTCCTTCTGCTCTGGCGCTTTGTGTTCACCATACTTCTTGGGCGCCATACGAGCGGCTGTCCACTTGCGGGTGTCAACCCTGAGCTTCATCCAAGCTACGTAGGAGGAGTCGAACTTCACCTCGATCAGCTCGCCATCCTTCCCCACAACGTGCGCCAGCTCAGGCGGCTGGTCAACAATGTCGATCAATTCATCAAACTGCGTCTCGGCTTGAAGTTCACGCGCACGTGCGTATTTGTCGCAGAAATCTTCGTTGACAGCCAACCAACGGAACACCGTAGCTTTGTCTGGCATCTTCTCGTCTTTGCAGATCTTGTTCAGGCTCTCCCCTTCAGCTAAGCGTATACAGATCAAGTTTGCTACTCTGTCTGTGTATGAGGAAGGACGCCCTAAGTTTGTCACTTCTTTTGTTTGCGGCTCACCTGTCACGTCGGCGACAGTGTCGCTGGGAAGACTCTTTGGTTTCTTTGCCATTGCTGGAACTCCTTTTAACGTGAAGTTTAACGCACGTTTCGTTTTGTTTGCAATGGTTAGTCTTTCAATCCCCTCATGATTCTTCTATCCATGTCTTTGATGGTGAGCTTGAATTCTTTGTTTTGGCTTTCTAGTTTGGCGATTTTGTTGTTCGCGTGTTTTAACTTTGATTCGAGCTCTTGTATTTGTTTTTCAAGCTCATCCATAGTTTTCTCTGTCATGTCTTCATTCCCCGAATAAAAGAACATATGCTGGCTGTCGTGTAGCCAAAAGTAATTTTCTCAACCTCATTGGCTACTTCTTCTAAAACTGCATTGCGCTGGGAAGGCGACACAAAAACGTCGTAGTGGTATGGCTGACCCAGATCACGCAGTATCTGTTTACCAAGGTTGCTGTTCTTTTCAACATCGTTGAAGGCTTCGTCTTCTTCTTTTGTCCAGTCAGTCATGTGTTCTTCTCCTTGAGCGCCTTTTGAATCACCCTTGCGAACGCTATCTCACGCTCACTGCTGAACTCTTCTGTGTAAAACCCGTTGAGCAGTTCCAGTATTTCATTGCGCGTCAAGTCAGCCCAAGGGCGCACGAAGTCTTGAATATCATCATCCATTGTTTTTCTCCAGTATTGCGATTTCTATTTTCTTTGCCCATTCGAGCACCATAACCATGTTCCAGTTGGAGCTCTCAGCAGTCACTCCTAAAGCCTTCTGAATCTCTTCGTCCGTCAGCCCTGCAAAAGGTTTTAAAGTCTGTTGCACTTTAGCTTGCGCCGCCATGCCATCCTCGAATCCTTTGGCATAGACATCGTTATCAGCATCAATCAATTGCTTGATTAGATTTAGGCTTTCCTCACAAACTTTTGTAAGGCTCTCTACAGCAATAGCACGTTTAATGATCATGGCTAACTCCCTCTGGTCTTGGACAATCTTTTGGGGGGATGCAGGCACACCAGACAGCTTTGTACTGCCCTCTTGGCGCCACTTCCCATCGATCTATGTATACGTCAGGCATGTTCTTTAAAACCTTTCTGACGTTCGTTTTTGGTCTGTTGAGCAGTTCCGCTAGTTCTTCTAGGGTCATGCCATCAGGTATTCCGCGGAGCGCAACTCGTACGCTCTTGATCACAGCCATGCTCATGGAGCCCCTTTATCGGGCTTTTGAGCCGTTTTCTGGTCGCGTTGAGGGTCAAGGTGCTTGAGGAGCTGATCGAGGCTTATAGGCCCGATTTTCTCCAAGCGTTGTATTTCAGTCAAAACGCAGTTCACACCTGCGTCGAATCCTTTGATGTAGTCGCTCATTTTGGTCTCGCTCATGCTGGTTATTTGGCAAGAAGAATTGCTTGCAGTCCGACAATCATTTGCTCGGCTTCTTCAAGGCTCATGGTGGTGTACACGTCAGCACCACGGAATTGCAGAGACAGCCATACGCCGTCGTCGTGCTCGTC